CTGGCAGCGGACTGAAAACAACTGGGCTTGATGTAACGCATAACGGTGAAACAACCAGATATTATTTCACGAGCAAAGATGGTCAGAATTACTACCAGAGGGGAATCAGCGGAACACCAGAGCCAACGCCTCTGAATATGTCTGCAAAAGAGTTCCGGCAAAGAGTAGAATCCAACGGAGCCACAACAAAAGCTGTTTCAAATGCAGAGTATAAAAAAGCCGAAAAAGCTTATCAGAAGGAAAGAGACAGCAGACCGGATTATGAGCTTGGTATAGGATTGAAAGATAACAGTGCATACAGAAGAACAGCACGGAAAAACCGAGTTATGAACCGGGTAATGAAACGAAAGTAATGACAAGGAGGTGGCATAATGGCTACGAAAAAGGCGGTCGGACGGCCACCAAAATATAAATGCAAGGAAGAAATCGAAGAGAAGATCGACGCATATTTCAAAGAATGTGAAGGTGAAATACTAAGAGATGGCAACGGAGAACCGGTAATGGACAAATTCGGTCATCCGATAACCGTAAACAGCAGGCCGCCTACTGTGACAGGATTGGCTCTTGCACTGGGTTTTACGAGCAGGATGGCATTGCTTAATTACCAGGCTAAGAAAGAGTTCGTTGACACGATAACGCGTGCGAAGAGCATGGTGGAAGCATACACGGAGCAACGTCTTTTTGATCGTGATGGTGCAAATGGTGCACAGTTCAGCCTGAGAAACAATTTCAAGGGCTGGAACGAACGGCAGAGGACAGAACTGGATGAAGCAGAGCAGAAAGCGAGAATCGAGCAGCTGAAAGCTCAGACGGATCTGATCAAGGCGAAAGCCCAGACAGATGACGAAACAGAAGCCGCTGATGATGGATTCTTAGAGGCACTGAAAGGAACAGCCGCAGAGGACTGGGCAGATGAAGAAAACTAAGCAGTATTTCCATTTCCAGCCGTTTTCCAGGAAACAGCGGCAGGTTCTTAACTGGTGGACAGAGGAATCGCCCGTAAAGGACTGTGACGGAATTATAGCGGACGGAGCAATCCGTTCGGGAAAAACAGTCAGTATGTCACTTTCGTTCGTCCTGTGGGCAATGAGCAGCTTTCAGGGGCAGAACTTCGCCATGTGCGGTAAGACAATCGGTTCTTTCAGACGAAACGTTTTGTTCTGGTTGAAATTAATGTTGAAATCAAGAGGTTATCGTGTTTCGGATCACCGAGCAGATAATCTTGTTGTCATCTCGAAAGGTGACGTCGAGAACTATTTCTACATATTCGGTGGAAAAGACGAACGATCACAGGATCTTATCCAGGGAATTACCCTGGCCGGCGTGTTTTTTGATGAGGTCGCACTAATGCCGGAGTCCTTCGTCAACCAGGCGACCGGACGATGTTCTGTGGATGGTTCAAAATTCTGGTTCAACTGTAATCCGGATGGCCCGTATCACTGGTTCAAGCAAAACTGGATTGACCAGAAAGAAAAGAAAAACCTGATCTATCTGCATTTCACGATGGATGATAACTTAAGCTTGTCAGAAAAAGTGAAAATCAGATACCGGGGAATGTATTCCGGCGTATTCTATCAGCGGTATATTCTTGGATTGTGGTGCATGGCTGAGGGTATCATCTATGATATGTTCGACAAGACGAAACATATCAAAAACATTCTATCGTTCTGTGACCGCCTGCTGCCGTCAGGCCGCTATGTATCGTGCGACTACGGTACGCAGAATGCAACGGTATTTCTGCTGTGGAACAAGGGTACAGACGGTGTCTGGTACTGCATCCGGGAATATTATTATTCCGGCAGAACAGAGGGGAAGCAGAAAACAGACAGTGAGTATGCAGACGATCTGGAAAGCTGGTTGGAAGAAACGAAAATCAAGGGAATTATCGTGGATCCATCTGCAGCATCATTCATTGCAGAGCTGAGAAAACGAGGATACAAAGTGGTCAAAGCGAAGAACAACGTAGAAGATGGCATTCGTGTTGTAGGAACGAAGCTGAACCAGGAAGCAATCATATTTGCAGATTCCTGTGTAAATACCATTCAGGAATTTGGCTCGTATATCTGGGATGAAGCGGCAGCAGCACATGGAGAAGACAGACCGGTAAAAGAACATGATCACGCAATGGATGCATTACGCTATTTTGTATACACAATTTTGAATAATCAAACAGCAATCATCCGGAGTAAGCGAAAAGCGGGATTCCATTAAGAGAGGACGGTGAGAAAATATGCATGTTTTTACAATACCTGCGGATAAGTGGGATGAAACAAATCCGGACAAGCAGGCAATCAGGCACCTGATCATGAAACATAGAAGAAGTTATGAACGTCTGAAAGGTCTGAAAAATTATTACGAAGGAAAGCATAAGATTCTGGACGAAGACCGGGAAAACAGGCTGGTATGCAATCATGCAAAAGATATCGCAGATACAGCCAGCAGTTATTTCATCGGCAATCCGGTCAGTTACAAAAGCCCGGATGATATCGCAGCACTTACAGATGCCCTGGAACACGCCGGGGCGGATGAAGTGGACGGTGACAACGGCCTTGACCTGTCTGTATATGGCAGGGCATACGAGTATATATACACCAAGCAGGGCGAAACAGAGCTGACAATCAAGAATCTGCCGCCTGAAAATACATTCATGGTATACGATGACACCATAGAGCAGAATGAGCTTTTTGGTGTCTATTATTATGCCAGAATTGACTCCACAGACCGCACGAACATTACATATGTTGCAACTGTACTGACACAGAATTACAAGTACGTGCTGGACATTCAGAACATCCAAGAACCACAGGCTCTGACTGAGCAGCCAGAGGCACATTTCAAGGGAGAAGTGCCGCTGATCGAATACCAGAACAATAAGCTGGCGTTGGGTGACTATGAGTTACAGATCCCGCTGATTGATGCTTACAATGTGCTGATGAGCGACCGTGTGACCGACAAGGAGCAGTTCGTGGACGCAATCCTTGCATTGTACGGCACGTTACTTTCCGATGAGGAAATGGACCAGGACGGAGACCAGAGTATTGGAGAGAAAGCCATGCAGCACTTGCGAAAGGAAAAGCTTCTGGAACTTCCTTCGGATGCGAGAGCAGAATATCTCACACGCACGTTCGATGAAAATGGCGTAGAGATCCTGAAAAGGGCAATCGAGCAGGATATCCACAAATTTTCCCACATTCCGTGCATGACAGATGAAAGTTTTGGTGGCAATGTAAGTGGTGTTGCGATGGAATTTAAACTGCTTGGTATGGAAAATATCACAAAAATCAAAACCCGGTATTACAAGAAGGGACTGAGAAAGAGGCTGAGGATTTTCACAAACTTCCTGAATACACGTTCAGGGATCCACATTGATACAGCTGGAATTGTACCGGTATTCACGCGTGCGATGCCGAAAAATCTGCTGGAAATCTCACAGATTGTTTCTAACCTGTGGGGAAAAGTCAGCCGCAAAACACTGCTTTCACAGGTGCCATTCGTGGATGATGTAGAAAGTGAGTTGGAAGCAGTCGAAGAGGAAGAACAGGAAGCGGTCAAACGGCAGCAGGAAATGTTCGGAAATCAGCCCAATACGCCATTTTCTCCCGAAGATGATACAGATGGTCAAAAGGATGTAGAAAACGGAAATGACAAAGAATGAGAAGTACTGGCAGGTAAGGACAGCACAGCGGATGTGGGAACATATGCAGAGTGCAGAAGAAACGGCTGACCAGGTAGCCAAAGTCTATGCCAAAGCATCCTTGTACCTGAGCAGGGAAATGCAGGATATCTTCAAGAAGTATGTGGAGAAACACCATCTGACGGAAAAAGAAGCATTACAGCTTTTGAATACATTGAGGGATCGCACTTCTATCGAAGAACTGCGTCAGAGGTTGCAGAGTAGCAGCCAAAAGCAAGAGATTGCAGATCTGCTTGCAGAATTGGAAGCTCCGGCATACCAGGCACGCATACAGAGGTTACAAGAGCTGCAAACGCAGATAGATCTTGTCATGCAGCAGGTCTATAAACAGGAGCAGGCGATTACAACGGCTCATTATATCCAGCTGGCAGAAGAGGCTTATAACCGGTCAATTTTTGACATTCAGCAACGAACCGGGTTCGGATTTTCATTTTCCCATATCGACCAAAAGCAAGTTGACAAGGTATTGAAAAGTAAGTGGTCTGGCATGAATTACTCCGAGAGAGTCTGGAGAAATACCAGGGAACTTGCACAGGAAGTAAAAGAAGCCCTGCTCGTGAACCTGATCACAGGCAGAACAGAAAGAGAGACAGCAGAAATGCTGACGAAAAAATTTGCCGGTGGATCCAGTAAGGCAAGAAGGCTGATCAGAACAGAAAGCTGTTACCTGTCCAACCAGCTCGAAATGGAATCCTACAAGGAATGTGGAATTGATAAGTACCAGTATCTTGCGACACTGGATCTTCGAACATCGGAGATCTGCCGGGAACTGGACGGAAAAGTATTCCTTGTGAAAGATCAGCAGCCGGGAAAGAATTGCCCGCCCATGCACCCATGGTGCAGATCGACAACAATCGCTATCATAGGCGAAAAGATGTTGGAGGGAATGAAGAGAAGGGCAAGAGATCCGGTAACCGGGAAGACCTATCTTGTACCAGCGTCTATGAACTATAGAGAATGGTATGCGAAATATGTTAAGAGCGATGGCAAAACGGTTGCACAAGAGGATTTTGTTGGAAAAACAGTGGAATTTATTAAATAAAAATAGTATTCGAAAAAGGAACAGAAATTGTGGATACTGCAACAAATGTAATTTGATACCATCAGCCGAAAGGCCGGTGGTATTTTTATACCCATTTTTAAGAAAGCGAGGATAAAAACATGAAATTTTCGAAAGCATTTGAGTTGATGAAACATGGAGAAAAAGTGAAACTTCCATCCTGGGGCGGTTACTGGTACTGGGATGATAGCAGAAAAACAATCATCATACATACAAAAGATGGCATTGAGATGGATATCAGAAAAACAGCGAGAGTTGAATATACGCTTAGTAATATTGTTTCGGAAGAATGGATTATTGCAGATGAAACAAATTGCCCTGAACTTGGCGGAAAAGCAACGTTTTCTTTTGGCGAAGCCATTAAATATCTGAAAAGAGGTAAGAAAGTAAAGCGTGAAGGCTGGAATGGTAAGAATCAGTATATTCAGCTTGCAACAGGTATTTCTTACAAAACACAAAACGGAGAAATTGTGAACTGCGAGCATGATGCAATTGGCAACATGGCGGTGGCGTTCGTTGGGACTTCCGGTGTACAGATGGGCTGGCTCGCTTCTCAGGCTGATATGCTGGCAGATGACTGGATGTTTGTGGAATGATAGAACACTACACCGTCACAAAAGACGCAGACAGGCTTGCACCGAACTGGCTGGCGGGCCGGATCAATTACACAACGATCAAATTCTTATACCGGGACAAAGACGGACACGCAGAGCTGAAGGGGGTGAGGATTGGCGATGAAGTGGCACAGATTGGCGACACGGTACAGTTCAACGGCAGACGGTTATCCGTAGAAAGGCGGTGATCCAGATATCTCCCTTTGAGGCACAGGGCTATGTGTCTTATTTTTATGTCTTTTTCTGCCAGACATAAAAGAAGCAGGATGATCTATAGAACACGAATGGCCCGGACGTGAGAACGGATAGGCTGGGCGGAAAGGATAGAAAGATGAAAAACAGATTTTTTGTATGCAACTGCAAAGTGCCAATGAGATTGCAAATTTTCGCAGAAGGAGACGGTGCTGGGGCTGGCGAAGGAAGCAATGGCGGTGGATCCGGAACAGGTGGCGAGGGAGAGCCGGGAGCAGGCACAGGGCCAATGAGCTTCGATGATTTCCTGAAAGGAGAAGGAAATCAGGCAGAATTTGATCGCCGCGTGCAGAAAGCGATTGATACGGCAGTAAGTAATGCACAGCAGAAATGGCAGGCTCTTACGGATGATAGACTTTCTGAAGCAGAGAAGCTTGCAAAAATGAACAAAGAGGAAAAAGCTGCGTACATGCAGCAGAAAAAAGAAAAAGAGCTTTCGGATCGTGAGGCTGTGATCACAAGAAAAGAACTGATGGCAGAAGCTAAGAATACTCTGGCGGAAAAGAAACTGCCGGTAAGCCTGGCAGAAGTATTGAATTATGCAGATGCAGACACTTGTAATGACTCTATCAGTGCAGTGGAAAAAGCATTTCAGGAAGCGGTAGAAGCAGCAGTAAATGAACGCCTGAAAGGTGGAACGCCGCCAAAGAAAGCACCGGAAGGTGAAAACAGTCTTGAAAAACAGATCGAGGCAGCCATGGCAAGAGGGTTCTGAGAACAGAAAGGAAGATGATATAAATGGCAATTAACACATTAGCAGCAGCTACGATTTTTCAGCAGCAACTCGACAAAATCGCTGTACAGGATGCAGTGACCGGCTGGATGGATGCAAACGCCGGACAGGTAAAATATAACGGTGGTGCAGAGGTTAAGATTCCGAAAATGTCGGTTCAGGGCATGGGAGATTATGACCGTGACAATGGCTACCAGAAGGGAAGCGTAACTCTGGAGTATGAAACCAGAAAAATGACGCAGGACCGTGGACGCAAATTCCAGATTGATCCGATGGATGTGGATGAAAGCAATTTTATTCCGACTGCGGCAGCAATTATGGCGGAATTTCAGAGAACACAGGTTATCCCGGAGATTGATGCTTACCGTATCTCTAAGATTGCCTCAGAAGTGATCACAGCCAATAAAGCCGGTATGGTCGAGTATAACTATACACCAGGAGGAACTGGTACTTCTGCACTTAGAAAAGTGAAAGAGGGTATCAAAGCGGTACGTTCAAGCTATAACGGTCCGCTTGTAATTCATGCAACACCAGACTTTCTGATGGAGCTGGAGTTGGAACTTGCAGGAAAAATCAGAGATACTACGTTTTCGCAGGGCGGCATCAATACCACGGTTCCAGGAATCGATAACGTTCCGATTATTTCAACACCTACAAACAGAATGTACACTGCCATTACTGTATACGATGGAAAAACCGGAGGTCAGGAAGCAGGCGGATATACAAAAGGATCAAAGGCGAAAGATATCAATTTCCTGGTAATTCCAAGAACAACACCAATTGCAATTACAAAACAGGATATTATGCGTATCTTTGACCCGTTGACAAATCAGAATGCAAATGCATGGGCAATGGATTATCGCCGTTATCATGACCTGTGGATTCTGGACAACAAACTGGACAGCGTGTTTGTGAACATCAAAGATGCAAACGCCTAGGAGGGTATGACAGATGAGACTGATTAGAGAAAATGTTGAGCGGATTGCCAATACAGAGGCAATGATCGCAAAATTAAAAGCAGACGGGTTTCGGGAAATGGAACCTTCTGCGGATGGGTCAAAAGTGTCTGTTTTTGGTGTGAATCTGGATACAATGACGGTAAACCAGTTGAAAGTACTGGCGAAAGAGAAAGGCTTGGAAGGTTATTCAAGCCTTACGAAAGAAGAGCTCTTGACGGCTCTGAAGGAAGTGGTTTAAGTGACTGATTTTGAGAGAATCAAAATTCTGACTGGCGAAAGAGATGAAGAGCTGGTGGAAGTTGTCCTGGAAGATGCAACAGACTGGGTGCTGGCGTATACCGGACGAAAGAAGATGATCCCGGAACTTAAGAAAACGGTGCGTGATCTTGCCGTGATCGCTATCAACCGCATGGGAACAGAGGGGGAATCTTCAAGAACCGGTGCAGGGGAATCTTACAACTTCGATAATGCACCAAAGCGAATCTATGATGTGCTGAACCGGTATCGGCTGGCACGTGTAGGGGGTGTGGCCTATGAGGCTGAAAAGGAATAGGCTTCGAGAATTCAAACATTTCCAGGTGGTGCAGAAAAAAGATGCAGAGGGTGGAACATATACAGAATATGCTCCGCCTTCTTGTTTTCGGGCGGAAATGTGGACAGCCGGTGGAAAAGTACAGGCAGAAATGTATGGCAGCAGGCTTCCACTTATCCGAAACTTGAGGATTGACGGGAAATATGCGGAAGTAGCGGGCAAGAATGGCAAACCGTCATATCGGTTTCAGGAAGGTATGACGGTATCTGTAAATGACGGTATTTCTGTAAACGGCGGCAATGATCCGGATTATAAGGTCGTTGCCATTTATCCTTACACCTATCTTACGCTGGAGGTGGAAAAACTGTGATCATCGGTAAAAAAGAAATTACGGATGCGTTTCAAAAAACGGCAGCAGTGAATATGTATGATGCGGTATCAAAAAGTATCAAAACAGTGCAGGCTGAGGCGAAAACAAGATGCCCGGTAAATGATGGGGAATTGAGAGGGAGTATATACACGGCGATAGAAACCAGCAGCGAAAAGATTGTAGGCATCTGTTACACCAACAAAAAGTACGCACAATATGTGGAATTTGGCACAGGCCCCAAAGGTCAGAAGCAACACGCGGGGATATCACCGGATGTTGCCTATGCCTATGTACAGTCGCCCTGGTGGATCCACGAAAGCATGATCGGGCGGAAGACGGCCGAAAAGTATAAGTGGTTTTATGTGGATACGCCGGACGGCCGATTCTACCAGTGTACCGGACAGGCTGCACAACCATTTTTATATCCGGCACTAAAAAACAATGAATTGGAAATTGCACATTATTTTGAGGAGGCAATCGAAAAGAATTTATGAAAAACGTAAAAGATCAGATCTATTCCGCACTTGCCGGAGCGTTTGGGAATGTAACAGACCAGTACCCAAAAGACTGGGCAGAGCTTCCGGCAGTGCAGTACACCGAAGAAGATAACAAGGTATATGAACATACCGCACAGGGAGAGGAAAAGAGCTATGTACGATATCGTGTAGATATCTGGCATAACCGCTCTACGTCCGAATCTGCACTCAAGGTAGACAAGGCACTGGCAGCACTTGGGCTGGTGCGTACCCTGTGTCAGGACACCCCGGATCCATCTGGGTTGAAACATAAAGTAATGAGATATGAAGCAATCATCGATATGGAGTCAGAAGAAGTATTCTGGCCGAACTAGAAAAGGAGTGTGAAGAATATGCTGGCAAATGGAGCAAAACTTGAGTACAAGGAAAAAAGTGACGTAGCTGGTGCTTACAAAGAACTTCCAGGGTTGAAAGAGATCCCGGACTGTGGTGTTGAACCAGAAAAAGTAGAAAATACCGGTCTGAACGATAAAAATAAACAGTACGAGAATGGTATTGGTGATCTTGGAGACATGACATACAAATTTAAGTATGAAAATGGAGCGGTAACCAGTGCGTATCGCATTCTTCGAAAAGCACAGGAATCTGACAAAGTACTTAGTTTCAAAGAAACATTAAAAGATGGCACAACCACGGAATATGACGCAGAAGTGTCCGTAAAACGTACGGGCGGCGGTGTGAACGGAGTTGTTGAAGTAGAAGCAAAGATGACAATCTGCAGTGATCTGAAAGTTACAGATCCGTCATAAGGAGGGGCGATCAATGGAAAGATTAGAAGGACTGGATGAAGAATTCCAGAAAGAAGAAACAGAAAAAGTAACATCTATCGAAGAAGCAAAGAAAAAAAGACCACCATTTCATTACTGGGAAGTGGCAGGTGTACAGCACAAAATGAAACTTAATACCGGTATGATCACAAAACTGGAAAACAAATACCGTACCAATATTATGACGCTGGTAACGGCGAATGATATTCCGCCGCTTGGTGTTATGCTGACGATTGCCCAGGCAGCTATCGAGCCATGGGAACACGGTACAACGTTCGACAAAGTAACAAAGCTGTACGACAAGTGGCTGGAAGAAGGCGGCAATCAGTTTGATTTCATGGCAAAAGTAATTATGCCGACTATGGCGGTATCCGGTTTTTTTACGCCGGCGATGGCAGAGAGCCTGATGAAAGATCTGGATCAGGCAGATGTGATCCTGTAACAGAAACAGTCACCGAAGAAATCTGGAAACTATACGAAGATGCATTGGATGCAGGAATCAAAGTGCAGGACTTCTGGAATATGTCTATCCCGGAAGTCCACGACTGCATTCGGAGTTATGGACGGCGTGCAAAGATTAAGATCCTGCAGCAGTTCATACAGGCGGAAAGCATCGCAGAGCATATCGGCAGGTATTTGAATTCAGAAAACAAAGCACGCAAACCATGGGACTTCTACCCGGAACTGTTCAGGGAAGAACGAGAACAGTTCGAGGAAAGCAAGCAAGAAGAACAGGTTGTAACAGCTGCCGAAAACCGCCGCTTATATGCCGCAGAGTTCAACAGACGAAGACATCAATAAGAAATAGTGAAAAGGGAAGGAGGTGTGAAGATTGAGTGATACACTGCACAGAATGAAAGTCATCATTGAGGCAAACAACGCAAAACTGAAACAGGCAATGAGAGAAGCTACAAGCGTTGTGAATAACACAGTTTCTCAGATGAACACCAGCACATCAAAAATCGAAACACCGGGCAGTGCGGCAAGTGCCGAATTGTCGGAGGCGATGAGAAACGTTAAAAAGAGCCTGAGTGAGTTGCAAACACCGGAAGATGCATTGAATACGGACAGTTCCGTAAAAGCTATTAAGAATATGCAGGATGCGGTGCAGCAGTCACAACCAGTGTTTCAGAATGATGATCTGAGACAGTCGGCAAAAGAGACAGAAGATATTGTCAGAAGTACAGCCGCAGATATCAACAACAGCATGAATGAAACTCAGGAACCAGTTCGCCAGACAATGAGCGAAAATATGCAAATGATTCAAAATATGCAGAACCTTATAAAAAGTTCCTGGAAAGATATGGTCAATGGTACGATCTGGAAGCAGGCTACCGGACAGATAAGAGACTATGTCAGGGAAGCACAGGTCGCAGCTGGCATCCGTGTATACAATCCAGAATATGAACAGTTATGCAATACTATTGCAAAAACAGAGATGGAACAGGAAAAACTGATCCAGAAAATGAACAGCATGGATGCGAGCAAGCGTTTTGTGCCAACACAGGAGTTTAAAGACCTGGAAGCCAATATTGCAAAGACCGAATCCGCTTACGCAAAGCTGGAAGAAAAGCAGAAGGCATTAGAGGCAGCAGGAAAAGCGACGGTTCCGAGTGCTGATTACAGCGAAGTGAAGGCTCATTATGAAGATGCACAGGCAAGACTTGAGAAGTTAATTGCGAAGCAAAGAGAATGGTTGGATCTCGGATTTAAGCCTGGCGACGGTGGTGCAATGACTGGTCTGACGGAGCAAATCAAAGAAGTTGAAACGGAAATGAAATATCTAAAAGGTGAAATGAAAGACCTTGAGGATAACGGAAAAGCAATGATACCGACGGATCAGTACCGTGAGAACACAAACCAGCTGTCTATCATGCGGAACAAATTGAAAGAATACAAAGACCTCAGAAGTTCTATGTTGCTGGACGGCTCCAACTTGCAGGAGTCTGAACAATATCAGAGGGATGGAGTTGCACTTTCAGATCTTACGAACCGACTGCGAGAATACAATGCAGAACGAAGGAATATGGAGAACAGTGGTACAGATATCCAGACACCGCATCTTGCGGATGGAAGTGTATTTGCGACCATGGGAGCGACAGCAAAAGCAGCATTTGAAGATATGACAGCAAGCATCAGACAGGCCCAGGCAGCTGCAGTGTCTGCAATCCAGAGTATTCCGGTCGTCGGTCAGGTTGCGTCCAGTGCTGCATATATCGGCTCGAGAGCATTTAAAGCTATGAGTGCTGTTATGAAAGGTGTCGGTCCCGCTATAAAAACAGCATCCGGTGCATTCGGGGCATTACTTAAAAAGTTCACAACCGGATTGCCAGGAATCCGGAAATTTGCCGGAGGAATCAAGCAAGGAAACAATGCTCTCAGTGGCGGAATTGGAAAATTACTCAAATACGGTCTTGGTATTCGAAGTATGTATGTATTGTTCAGCAAGCTTCGAAATGCCCTGGTAGATGGTTTCAAGAACCTTGCAAAGAAGAACAGCGAAACAAACGCAAATCTTTCAGAATTATCAGGCGGATTGCAGCAGTTGAAAAACAGCCTTGCGACTGCATTTTCCCCGATTCTCAATACGATCACACCGGCATTATCAACGCTGATAAATTATCTGGTGCAGGCATGCAATGTTGTTGGGCAGTTCTTTGCAGCTCTTACCGGGCAGAAGACATACACTACTGCCTCTAAGGTGCAGAAAGATTATGCCGCCAGTCTGGACAAGACCGGTGATTCTGCAGCCAATGCGGCGGATAAGGTCAAAAAATCCCTGATGGGGTTTGATGAGATCAATAAGCTGGATGATGACAGCAAAAGCAGTTCTGGTGGATCATCCGGAAGTGACGGCGGAAGTTTCGAAGAGAACGAAGTTACAAATAAATATGCAAATTTCGCCCAGATGATCAAGGATGCATGGGCAAACGCAGATTTCACGGAAATAGGAAAAATTGCCGGACAGAAGCTTAATGCGGCCCTTGAAAATATCCCATGGGATGACATCAAAAAGACCTGTAATAAGATTGCAAAATCAGTAGCAACATTCTTGAACGGTTTCATGGAAGGAACGGATTGGAGACTTGTAGGAAAGACAATTGCAGAAGGCATAAACACTGCGGTAGGGACAGCCTCTACCTTTGTGACCAATTTTGACTGGAGTAAATTAGGAAAATCTGTCGGAGAAACTATTGACAGCACCATCAAAAACATAGACTGGTCGATGCTTGGAAAAACTGCATCTGACACGATGAAAGGTCTTCTCACATCTTTCTGCGAAGCAGTGCAGAATGTAGATTGGAAGAATCTTGGAGAATCTGTTAAGACTGCAATCCTGGCCATTGACTGGAAAGGAATCTTGCAGAAAGCGGCCGAAGCAGCAGGAAGTATTGCAGGTGGAGCAGCAGCTTTTGTGGCCGGATTGCTGGGGGATATTCCAGGTGAAATCTACAATTACTTCATGGAGAAAAAAGACGAGTGCGGTGGAAGCCTCGTAAAAGGCATATTTAAAGGAATTACGGACGCACTCGAAAACGTAGGGAATTGGATAAAGGAAAATATTTTAGATCCATTTGTCGATGGATTTAAGAAAGCATTCGGCATTCATTCACCTTCAACAGTATTTGCGGATTTAGGCAGACAATGTATTGCAGGATTATTGCAAGGCATTGCGGATATTCCAGGAAATATTGCAGAAATTGCAAAAAAAATCTGGAGCGGCATCAAAGATGCCTGGGATAATCTGGGCGACAAAGTATTGGGTATAGGTGCGAAAGTTTTAAGTACCGGAAAAGATTTATGGGATTCCGTTCAAGGTGCCTGGGATAAAGTAAAAAATAACTCTATCGTTGCTAACGTTTCAGCAACGTTAAAAGGCGGCTGGGATAAACTCGATGCGGCATTGGACAAAGTGAAAAATCAGGCCAAAAATACCACTTACACATTCAAAGCAAAAGCTGTAGGTGCATGGAATAAACTGAAAGCATATGGGAGAACAGTTGTTGATAAAATCAAAAGTAAGTCAGCTGATTATACTGCGAACGCACGCGGTGCTTGGGACAGAATCAAAAATTATCTTGGGGAATTCGGAAGAAGTATCAAGAATAGAGCTGCAGATTATACTGCAAGAGCTTCGGGTGACTGGAGCGGTATAGCACGTAACGCACGTACATTGTATGACAGCGTTAAAAGCAAAACAGCTACTTTCCGAGCAAATGCCGTAGGTGCTTGGGACAAGGTTTCCGGTGTTTTAGGTCAGGCGAAAGACTGGCTGGTAAATAAGGTTGTGAACTGGAAAATATCAATACCTCATTTTGCATTGCCGCATTTGAAATTCAGCACATCACCATATAAATTTCTGGGAAAAACATTTCAGATACCAAAACTGGATGTTGAATGGTATGCAAGCGGTGGATTTCCAAAAACAGGAGAAATGTTCATGGCAAATGAAGCTGGTCCTGAATTGGTAGGAAAGATGGGAAATAAAACTACCGTCGCAAACCAGCAGCAAATTATAGCAGGTATTGAACAAGGTGTATATAAAGCGGTTATGGCAGCGTTTTCTATGCAGTCAGCAAAGAACGGAAAGTCTCAGAATGAAACCCCTACATTCAATATCTACGTTGGCGGTCGAAAGGTCACAGACGTAGTCGTAGAAGAAATCAATCACAGAACCAAATCGACAGGCGTATGCCCGATATTGGTTTAACCGGTACCGTCCGAAAGGGCGGTACTTTTTGAAGAAATGAGGTGACAAAAAATGGCCGCATCCATCACGATCGGCGGCGTTGCCATGCCGGAACCGAAGTTAAATGGTCTGAAAATTTCACGAAATAAGATCTGGTCGAAAAATGCAGGGCGTGGAGCAGATGGAACAATGACCGGCGATATTATAGGCCGGAAATGGAAGTTAGAAATTGAGTTTCTGCCGCTTACAGATGCACAGATGGCAACGGTAGAAGCGGCTGTTGAACCAGCATTTTTCAATGTAACTTTCCGAAGCCCTAAGACCGGAAAGAACATTACAGTAAATATGTATGCAGGCGATCTTACGTGTCCGGTATACACCTATGTCGGGGGGAAGCCACGGTATGTAGGTGTCACGGTAAACCTGATTGAAAAATAATCATCAGGAGGGAGGTACAAAATGCTTCAAGTTAATGAAATATTCAAAAATGCAGTAGAACAGGACAGCAGAACATTTAAGGCAAGAGTTATTCTTGGGAAAGATATTTTTGAAGGTATCAAAAGTTTTGCACTTAATGCTGCCTCGAACAATTCTGATCATATCAGTATCGGCGGAGCTGTGGCAGCCAGTGTACAAGTCAAAATGGAAGCTACATCCATTTCACTCGAAAGTAAAGAAATAACGTTACAGATCGGAGTATTGTCCGGTACGGAGTATATATACTGTGACCTTGGAAAATTCACACCGGAAAAAGTGAATAATGATGACGGAATTATCAATTTTTGTGCATATGACAGGATGTATGTGAAGTTTCCAAAAGCATATGTAAGTAAATTGGAATACCCGGCAGACGGAAAAGAAGTGCTGAAAGAGATTAGTAACATGTCTGGTGTACCGCTTGCAAGCAGCATTGATAATCTCCCGTCCGGTGTCAAAATTCCGAAGCGTTGGAAAGAAACGGAAACAACGTATGATGACGAAGGCAATGAAATCACACAAGGGAATTATGTAAACCCATTCGACGGATATACCATGCAGGATGCCCTGGGATATGTTGCACAGTTCTATGGAAAATATTGTGTCATTAATCGAAATGGTGAAATTGAACTTCGTTGGTATGAACAGGCGGATTATGAAATATCTGCATCCAGATATTATGATGATCTGAAAAAAAGCGAAAGTCTGTTCAAGCTTGGCAGAATCCAGTGCGATACGGCAACCGTAACATTACTTTCTGGCGTGGGCACTGTAGGAATACAGATTGAGAATCCGGTTATGACGCAGCCCGTCCTTGATAAAATTTGCAATCAGCTGAAAGATTTTACTTTTCAGCCTGCTTCGGTATCTTTTCTTGGAGATCCACGTCTTGACATAGGAGATATCGTTACTATTCACGATAAATACGGAGGGAAAAGTAAGATCCCGATTATGAAGCTGTCGATGGATTATGATGGTGGATTAATTACAGAAATTGAAAGTCAGGGAAAAACGGAAATTGAATCCGGGAGCATAAGTAGCAGTAAAGGACCAACAGCACAGGCGATTGAACGGCTGAACATAGAATTGGTTGCAGCGAAAGAAATCATAGGACAGAAGGCAAGCTTTGATGATTTGAAAGCAACAAAAGCTACATTCGATAAAATGAGTGCGAGTTATGGTGAATTTGCAGATCTGACCACCAAAAGACTGGAAGTCGGAGAAGCAAACATAGAACAGTTGAAAACAGAAAATGCAAATATCAGTGGGCGTTTGACGGTAGGCGAGGCAGAGATCAAAGTTATTAAGACAGATAAGGCAAATATAAAAGATCTGGATGCAGCGAATGCCAGAATTGATAGTATTTCCGGAAATTTAGCTGATTATAAGGTGATAATAACCGGAAGACTTGAGGCTGTAAATGCGGTTCTTGGTTCGTTAGATGCAAATTACGCAAAGATAGATCTTGCAAATATCAAAAACGGAAGTATTACAACTGCAATGATAGGTGTCGGTGTTGTAGGTTCTGCTCAAATTGCAGACGGATCTATTACCGATGCGAAAATAGTGGAGCTGACAGCCAACAAAATCACTGCCGGTACATTATCAGTGGAAAGGCTGATTATCTGTGGCGATAAGAATTCAATCATCTATGCGATCAATAATGCAGGTGAACTGGTATCTCAGAATGTAAATACAATAGATGGTGATGTACTGACCAAGAGAAGCATAACTGCAGATAAGATTGTGGCGGGTGCCATTACTGCCAATGAAATTGCGGGAAAGACCATCACAGCAAATAAAATCGCAACAGGCACCATTACCGCAGGCGAACTGGCATCAGGCAGCGTGACAGCAGAAAAAATCAAGGCAGGTGCAATTGATGCAGATAAGATAGCGGCAGGTGCAATCAACGTAGATAAATTAACTTTTGGATTAAACAGTAATTTATATAATCTTGGATATGATAATTTTGCAACAATCACGGAAAGTACATTACTTTCATATTTTGAAGATTATCGAATAAGG